ATCAATAGTTCATATTTTAACAGAAAGCAGTAAAAGTGTTAGAGGTGGGCATCCTCAAAAACTTATACTAGACGAAGTTGACGAAATGGATAAGGACATATTTGAGGCAAGTTTATCACAACCTCAAAGTAAATATGGGATAAAATCAAGAATAGGTATGTTTTCAACGAATCATGAGGCAGGCGGAGTTATGGATTTTGCTTTAAGTATGGCACAGGAAAAAGGTGGATATAAGATATATAAGTGGTGTGTGATGGATGTTCTTGAAAGTTGTAAGGATTATAAGTGTTCTACCTGTCCATTAAGCAGATATTGTCCTGGTAAGCATATGAAAGAGGCAGATGGATATTATAAGATAGAAGATTTTATTAAGAAATTAAATCAATTAAGTGAATATGTTTTACAGGTGGAATGGTTCTGTGAGAAAGTGGGGAGACCAGATTTGATATACGGGAACGAGTTTGATGAAGATATACATTTGGTTGATATAGATTTTAATGAGAATAAAGATGTTTATTTAAGCATAGATTGGGGAGGCAGTAATCCGTTTAGCATAGGAGTTTGGCAGAATTTTGACGAATTAGGGTGGGTTAGAGTTGATGAAATTTATCAAGGGCATACAACAAATAGTAAGATATTAAAAGAAGCGAAAAGCAGGAAGTGGTGGAAGAATATAATCTGTGGAGTTGCCGACCCAAGCAGAAACGATTTATTTAGTGAATGGGCAGAAGAAGGGATAGAATTGGTTAAGGCGAATAATAATGTAGATGAAGGTATAGAGGCAGTCAGGAATGCTTTAAGACCTGTTATAGGAAAACCCAAGATTTATTTCAGCAGGAAATGTCAGAATATAATCGAGGAATTTAAAGCATATAAGGAGAAAAATGGAAAACCTATTAAAGAAAATGACCACGCTATGGACGAAATGAGATATTTTGTTAAGTGGAAAGTGGAAGGAGAGGAAATAAATTTAAAAGATATGAAAATAGAAACAGGCAGAATTACCGAAAAGCAAGAATGGTAAATATAATTTAGAATTTTAATTTTCAATTTTATCTTTAAAAATTTTTTCTTGACAATAAAAATTAGGTTTGCTAAAAGGGGGTAGAAAAATGTTTGAGAAAATTTTAAAAATATTCAAAACAGAAAATAAAAGCATACAAAAATCAGAGGATGAAGTATCTTTATATAAAAGTCCTTATTATTCAAAATCACAGATAAGTCCTTATAATCCCGATTGTTATGATGAAAAAACAGAAATATTAACTAACAAAGGATGGAAATATTTTAAAGATTTGAATAAAACAGAGTTAGTGGCTACTTTAAATCCTAAAACATTACAAATAGAGTATAAAAAACCTTCGTATTATATAGAGGAATTTTATGAAGGTGAAATGTATAAAATAGAAAATAAATCTATAGATTTTTTAGTTACGCCTAATCATAAATTTTTTGTTATTAACAGAAAAAGTAAAAGAAAATGTTTTAAAACTATCAAAGAATTATCCAAGTTAAAATGTCCTGATTGGCGTATTCCTAAAATTGGTCTTTGGAAAGGAGAAAAACCAAAAGAGATAGAAATAGGAAATAAAATTTTTAATACAGAACTTTTCGTGGCATTTCTTGGAATTTATTTAGCAGAAGGAAGTGTTTTGTCAGAAAGATACGGAATATTTATATCACAGAAAAATATTGAAAAAAGAGAAAAAATTAAGGAATTATTAAATAAAATGAATTTGAAATTTTCTGAACAGAAAGAAGGATTTGCTGTTCATCAATGGGATTTATGGGGATTTTGTTATCCTTTAGGTAAAAGTTGGGAAAAATATATACCATATCCATTTAAACAATTAAGTTTTGAATATTTACAAATTTTATTAGATTGGTTTCTTATGGGAGATGGAACTATTCATAAAGGGCAACGAATTTATTATACTTCATCAAAAAGATTAGCAGATGATTTACAAGAAATTCTTTTAAAAATAGGCAGGAATGGAAAATTACAGGAAAAGAAAATCTATAATGAAAATTATTCAATTATAGATGGTAGAATGATAATAGGCAAAAGACCTTTATATGAAGTAATAGAAAAAACTTCTAAATACAATTATTTTCATCAACCTAATAAAAAGCAATCTTATATTAAAAAAGTTCAATATAAAGGGAAAATTTATTGTGTAGAAGTAGAGAACCATATAGTATGTGTTCGCAGAAATGGAAAAGTATCTTTTTCAGGAAATTCTTTAGTTCAGAAAAAAGGGAGTTTAAATATTTATCAAAAAATGAAAACTGATGACCAGATAAAAGCAGTTTTAACAATGAAGAAACACGCAGTTTTATCTTCTGGTTGGGATATTAAAGGCGAAGATGAAGATATGGTGGAATTTTTAAGAGAAGTTTTTGAGGAAGATGTTTGTATAGAAGATAAGTTATATGATATTTTAAGTGCTTTAGATTATGGGTTTAGTGTAAGTGAGATAATCTATAAAAAGAGGGAAGATGGCAGGATAGGATTGAAAGATTTAAAAACAAGGCCTCCACACAGTTTTGAGTTCAGGACTGACAAATACGGAAATATAAATAAGTTAATACAATATGGAGATGAAGGAGAAATAGATTTGCCATTAGATAAGTTTATTATTTATTCTTACAATGCTGAGTTCGGAAATCCTTATGGAAATAGTGATTTAAGAGCGGTTTACAGGGCTTGGTTCAGTAAAGATATTACAATAAAATTCAGGAATATATTTAATGAAAGATTTGGAATGCCTACAGTTGTAGCGAAATATCCCTCTGGGTTAAGCAAGAAACAGAAAGACGATTTAGATGATATTATTAAAAATATTCAAGCAATGACAGGGATTAAGATACCAGAAGGGATAGATTTATCTTTTCTGGAAAGTGCTATAAGAAGAGGGGCAAGTGATTATGAGAGTGCTATAAAATATTTTGATACAGCAATAGCAAGAGGGATACTTTGTCCGAATTTGTTGGGATTTACGGATATAAATGCTGGAAGTTATGCGTTAGGAGAAAAGCAATTTGATGTATTTATATGGATATTGGAAAAGTTAAGAAGGGATTTGGAAAGCAGAGTAAAAATATTGATTAAGAAATTGGTTGATTATAATTTTGGAAACAATAAGGAATATCCGAAATTTGTATTTAATCCTTTAACACAGGAAAACAAAGAAAACTTAATTGAGATATTTATCAAAGCAGTAGAGAAAGGAGTTATAGTTCCAACAGAAAAAGATGAAGAATATATCAGGGAGAGTTTAAATCTGCCTGTAAGTCAGGAGAAAATGAGAGAAAGAATAGAGATTAAAAGCAGGAAATATTCAGAAAAGAAGGAATATAAAAGAAGAAAACCTAATGAATATGAGAAAAAGGTCAATTTTGTTGAGATAGAGAAGTTTTTAGATGAAGAAGAAAGGAAATTAGTAATAAAAGCAGGAAGCATAATACAGAAGGCAGGAGTAGATTTAATTGATAGGATTTTCAGGGAGAAGATAATAGAGGAAAAGAAAATCAGAGACATAGAGGATTTGAGCTTAAAATATATGAATGAGTTTAGGGCTTTATGGAAAAATGAGTTGCCAAGAATTTACAACACAGGTAAAAAACACGGAATATCGGAAATCAAAGGAAAAAGTTATAAATCAGAGGAAGTAACAGTTGGAAACTTGCCACCAAAACTGGCTCTGGAATATTTTGAGAGGCAATCATTCAGGATAACAGGAACAGAGAAAGAAAAGATTTTAAGGGAAGTAAAGAATATATTATATCAGGGATTAAAGACAGGCAAGACGAATGCTGAGATAAAGTTTCAGTTAGAGGAATTTTTCAGTCAATATACAGTATATCAGAAAATATCTACTGGAGAGGTAAAACCAATAGAAGAAATCCCGGGAAGATTAACAGTGGTAGTCAGGACGAATTTGTCTGATGCCTATAATCAGGGAAGATTAGCAGGGTTTCAAGACCCAGATGTTCGGGATATAGTAGCGGCGTATGAATATTCGGCTATTTTAGACCAAAGAACAACTCCTTTTTGTGAAAGTTATGATGGGAAAATATTTAAGGCAAATGACCCTATATGGTCGTCTATCAATCCGCCAAATCATTTCTCGTGTCGTTCAACGATAGTTCCAATATTAAATGATGAGAAATTTGAGATAGATAAACCTCTGGCAATAAAGCCAGCAAAAGGATTTGGTTAATGAAAAAAATCTTGACAATAATTTTTAGGCGTGCTATTTTAAAAATAGGAGGTTAAAAATATGCCATATAAAACTATTTCAGAGTTGCCTGATAGTATTAAAAATTCTCTACCTAAAGAAGGGCAGGAGGAGTTTTTAAAAATAATCAATTCTACATTAGACCAATATGACAATGAAAATCAAGCATTTCAGGTTGCTTGGGGGATAATGAAAAAGAATGGTTGGAAAAAGGTTGGTGATAAATGGGAAAAACAGAAAAACTTTAAAGAATTTTATGAAGTTGAAAAAGAAATATTTGCTACAGGAGTTTGGAATGGAGATAGATATACAGAAGAAGATATAGAAGAAATGATAAAAGCGTTCAATGAGTTAAAAAAGAAAAGAGATATTCCTTTAAAGTTAGGACATACAGATAAACAGAGAATATTACAAAAAGAAGGATTAGCAGCGGCAGGGTGGATAAAAGAGTTAAAGAAAAAAGGGAACAAGTTAGTTGCTAAAATTGTTAATATTCCTAAAAAGATTAAAGAATTGATAGAGAAAAAACTATATAAGAATGTGTCTGCTGAAATCTGGTGGAATTATAAGGATAGGAATACAGGAAAAGTATATCCGAGAGTATTGACAGGAGTAGCTTTATTGGGTGCGGATATTCCAGCAGTAGGAGGATTAGGAGAATTTGGGAATTTCTATAATATTGATTGGAGTGAAGAAGATGATGTAAGAATTTATGAGTATCAGGAAGAATTTAATTGCGAATGTGTAGAATGTGGATATAAAATGAAAAGCGACAAGCATTGTGTTGAATTGAAGTGTCCTGAATGTGGCGGACAAATGAGAAGGGTAGAGAGACCGGGAACAGGCAAGGAGGTAAATATGGCCGTATGGGATACGAAGTATATTAACGATTTGCCTGACAGTAGTTTTGCTTATATAAAATCTGGAGGGGAAAAAGACGAAGAAGGAAAGACAAAACCTCGTTCTTTGAGGTATCTTCCGTATAAAGATAAAAATGGAAAGATAGATTTGCCTCATTTAAGGAATGCTTTGGCAAGACTACCGCAGACAAATCTTTCACCTGCGGAAAAAGCAAAAGCAAGGGCAGTTTTAGTTAAGACTGCCAAACAGGTGGGAGTGGGAAACTATGATGAGGAGTTAGAAAAACTGATAAAAAAGGAGGAGAAAACAATGGAAATGGAAAAAAGAGTAATGGAGTTAGAAAACGAGAACAAAGAATTGAAAGAAAAAGTTGAGAATTTAGAAAATGAGAAAAAGAATTTAAGCGAAGAAAAAGAGAAAATAGAAAAAGAAATTAAGAAAATTCAGGACGAGAAAAGAGAAACAGAAATAAAGGCTTTCATAGAGAAGGCCAAAGAGGAAGGGAAGGTTGTGCCTGCCAATGAAAAAGAAGTTGAGGCACTTATGAGGTCTGCTTTGGACGAGAAAAAGGTAAAATTTACTGAAGATGGGAAAGAAGTAGAATTATCACAGAGAGAAATTCTTGAAAGATTTATTTCCAAACTTCCTAAACTAGCTGATTTCAAAGAATACAGCGAGAATAAGGAAAAAGGGAGTAAATTTAAGGAAACAGATTTACCGGGAACGGAAAAATCTAAAAAATTAGATGTTTTAGTGAAAGAGTATATGGAAAAGAATAAGGATGCGGATTACAAAACTGCTTTGTTAGCGGTTAGTCAGGAGCATCCTGAATTAGTTGAAACAGAAGAAAAGTAATAAGGAGGTGGAAAAATGGCAGGAAATGAAGGAAGAGGTTATAGTTCAAATCCAGTAAGAACATATAAAGCAGCAGCGGATTTATCTTCTTATCAGTATAGATTTATGAAGATGAATGATGATAATGAAGTAACTTATTCTGGAGCGAATGGAAAAAGTGTGGGTATTCTAATGAATAAACCCGATGCGGCAGGGAAACCCGCAGAAGTTTATGGTCCCGGAAGTTATGCTAAACTTAAAATCAATGAGACAATTTCAGTTGGAGACCTGCTTACTTCTACATCTACGGGATTAGGAGAACAGGTTGACGCAGCAGGAGAGTTCTGTGGTGCTATTGCTTTACAGGCAGGCGTTCAGAACGACATCATAGAGGTTATGGTTGTAGCATTTACAGCACACGCAAGTGATGCTTAATTTTTAATAAGGAGGTGAATGAAAATGGGTAAAAGAGGTGATATTCACATAGATGTAGCATTAACAAATGTTGCAGTTGCTTATAAGAATGATAATTTTATAGCAGATAGAGTGCTTCCTGTAATTCCAGTTGGAAAACAGAGTGATAAATATTTTGTTTTTGGTAAGGAAGCATTTAGGTTGTATGATGATTTAAGAGCAAATGGGCAGGAAGCAAAAGAGGTTCTGTCTTATAGTGTTGGAACTGGTAACTATTTCTGTGATGTTCATTCATTAAAGGATATAGTTACGGATGAAGATAGAGCAAATGCTGATGCTCCGATTTCTCCTGACACAGATACAACTGAAGGATTAACAAGAATGATTTTATTAAGAAGAGAGTATGATGTTGCTTCAACTTTGTTTAATACATCAAATTTCTCTGGTATGACCAGTGCTTTAACTGGAACTGATAGATGGGATGATTTTACAAATTCCGACCCTATAAAAGATGTGGAAGATGCTAAAGCGGCAGTTCACGATAAAATAGGGGTAGAGCCAAATGTGGTTGTGATGGGAATAGATGTTTGGAGAAAACTTAAACAGCATCCCGGAATAATTGATTTGGTAAAATATACTCAGAAAGGAATTTTAACAACTGACTTGGTTGCTACATTATTTGAAGTTGACGAAGTTATTGTTGGCGGGGCTCTTTATGAAACATCAGTAGAAGGGCAGACTTCCTCATTAGGTAAAGTATGGGGGAAATATTGTCTGGTTTATTATAGAGCACCCGGGAAAGCAACTTTGAAAACTCCTAACTTGGGTATAATTCCAACTTGGAAGATTTACGGCACAAAAACAGCAAAGGTTAAGAAATACAGATGGGAACCTAAAAATGGTGATTATATAGAGGTTGAAATGGCCTATGATGTTAAAATAACGGCATCTTCGGCAGGATACCTCTATTCAACTGTGGTTTCCTAATAAGGTCAGCAAATAAAGGGGGAGGTAACCCCTCCCCCTTATTAGAAGAAGGAGGGATAAAATGAGAAAACTGATAGTTTTAGTAAGCATATTTTTGTTCGGATTATTTCTTTTCAGTAAAGGATTACCAAAAACAAGGAAAATCTGGAATGCTGAAGTTCCGTCAGCAGCAATAGATATAGAAAGCGATGGAGATGTTAGTATTAATAATAATTTAGGTGTTGATGGAAATGCTACAATAAGTGGAAGTATTACAATGAGTGGTAGTGCTACTGCTGATGGGCTTTCATTAAGCACGGCAACTTTAAATGGACAAATTCCACTTATTTTTTCTGTGGTAGTTGATACTACTTCTGTAAGTCCGACAGCGGCAGGACAGATAATATTAGGCAATGATTACAATTTGTATGTGTCCTCTGCGAGTGGCGGAAGTTGGTATAAAATAGGCGGAAAATAATTTTTAAATTTTAAAATAGGGAAGATAAAAATGAAAAAATATATATTTTTTATATTTTGTTTGATAATTAGCAAAATTTTTGGTGGAGAGTTTTATACAAAGAGCCAGATATTAAATAAGGTATATAGAACATCTGGAGGTGGAAGTTTAGCAGTAACAGACCATAGAACAGAATCACAGATATTAAATGCTGTTTTTAATTCAACAAGTAATGCTTTAAATGTTTACATATCAACGAGTTCTTCTTTAAGCATTTCTACTCTTACAGTTTATAATACTATTATAGGAACAGCGGCATTTTCTCAAAATTCAGATAAAATTGATGATTATGATAGTTCTGATTTTCTATTTCTAAATCAGAGTTCTATTCAAACTATAATAAGCGGAATACCATTATTAAATACAACTCCTTTTGGAAATGCTGACTTAAAAAGTTTTGTCAATAAAGAATATGTAGATTTAGCAGTAACTTCTCTTGGGGCAAGTTATTATATGTATGATGAAGATGACGCAACTGGA